CTTTTAATAATGGTTATAGAACAAATAATGGTAGTTATGCTTTATATGCAGATAATGTAGCAAGTAATAGTCCTATTCGTTTAGTTGGAAGTTCTGATTCAGGAATACAAAGGCCATTTCAAATAGGACACTTTTCTAGTGATAATGCTGCAAGTACTTGGAACTCTCAATTTTCAGTTAATACATTCAGTGGAAGTTTAACAGCAAGTTTTAATAGTAATACAATAGGAAATATTATTACAACTGGAGGAAATGTTGGTATTGGTACTGCTACTCCAACTAGACAACTAAGTTTAACAGGTGATTTTGCAATGGATAATGCAAAAGTGATGTACGCAAAAAATTCTGCTGGAACTGAAGAGATATTTTTTTGGCCACGGTGGACAGATAATATGACTTATTTAAATTATGGTTCAGGAGGGTTTAATATAAGAAATAATACTTCTACAACAATAATGTTTTTAACAAATGGAGGAAATGTTGGTATTGGCACTCAAAGTCCTGGTGTAAAGTTAGATGTTGTTGGAGGACCCTATGATCCTACAATTAGATGTAATAGTTCAAAAGATGCTATAATATCACTTAAAGCAACTAATAATAGAGATTATTGGATTGGAAGTGGTGCAGATACTGGTGGTATTCCTGCTCCATTAGCAAATAATTGTTTTTTTATTTATGATAATACAGCTGGCGCTGTTCGTTTTGTAGTAGATTCAACTGGAAGTATTGGTATTGGAACTACTAGTCCTACTTATAAATTAGATGTTAATGGAACTACTAGATTAAATAGTACTGTTCTTGTTGGTGGGCGCTTTGAAATTGATACAACTAGATTTGTTGTAGGAGTAGATGGAAACGTTGGTATTGGAACTGCTAGTCCACAAGGTAAGTTAGATGTTGTTGGAAGTGTTAGTAATTTCTCTATTTTTAGAGGAGGAGCAAGCGATGCAAATTCTAAAACAACATTAAATGCAGTAAATGCAAATTGTATGTTAATGTCATCGATGTCAGGGAGTACAATGTTTTTTTATGGTAGAGACACTGGAACTAATTATAGAAATACTTGGGCGGCAAGTACTTATTTTACAGGACAACACGGAAATAAACCTATTGATGGTGAGGAATATTTAAAATCAAACTTAACAGATTACGTAGGTCTTATTGTAAGTTCAGCAGACGATGGATTTTATTCAGTTAATCCAATCACAAAAGAAGAACTTACAGGAAAAGATGCTATTAATATTTCAGAAGCTCTTCCAAAGATAAAATTAACTACAGTAGATCAAGATAAATCTGTATGGGGAGTTATAACTAATGTTAAAAATGATAATTATAATGTAGATGGAACATTTGATACTGATGATAATACTGAGTGGAGTGATAGATTGGAAGGTTCTGTTCGTATAAACGGTCTAGGAGAAGGTGCTATTTGGATATCTAATATAAATGGAAATATTGAAAACGGTGATTATATATGTTCAAGTTTAATACCTGGATATGGAAAACGTCAAAATGATGATCTTTTACACAATTATACAGTAGCAAAAGCAACATGTTCTGTAAACTTTACTAATCTTGAAGAATTAGAAACAAAATTTAACTTACGTTATTTACAACCAGATGGCACTTTAATTACAAAACAAGAATATTTGTCTGGTTTGGCTAGTAATGAAAATGTTTATATTGCAGCATTTATAGGATGTACTTATCACTGCAGTTAATACTAATTTTATTAATATTATTTATAAAAATAATATTAATTTATTGTTTTGCATTAAGTGATCTATAATCAGTAAAAACATAACCCTTAAATGCATTATTTATTGCATTTTGAGAACAACTTCGAGTTTTTTGTTTTACTTCATCTTTGTCTGTGTTTTCTAAAAATTCAACAAACTTTTCTTGAGATTTATTTAACAGAAAATACAAAGTAAATAATACTAACACTAATATAACAAAAAATGTAACTGTATTACTATTAATCTTTAGTTTAAACATTTTAATTTATATCAATAAAATAAATTAATTTATATATGTGTAAATAATAAAATAAATTATTTATATGTAAATTTACTTGAAAAATTTTTCGTCATTTAACCATTTGATTAATATTTTAATAATTTCTTTTTTATCTTGTTTTGAAAATTTTATTTTTGTATTTTTTTCTAATTCAAATAACATTGTATTTAATGTAATTTTACTTTTAGAATTACCTTGTAGATAAATTTTTTTAATATGTTCTATTACATATTTGGGCTTATTCATTAATAACTCTAATTCTTTCGGTAAATTCTTTCTTTTAAATAATGTAATGATTTTTTCCTTTTTACGATATCCTATTGTATTATAATGACCATCGTGTTTTAAATAATACAAAATAATAATTTTACTATTTAATTCATCTGGATTTGATATATCAATTATATTATATGTGTCATCAAAAATTATAAAATCTATTTTACATGCTTTTGATAATAAAGATAAAGTTATATTATCCCCTTCAAAATTAAATCCCTGTTTTTTTATTTCCTTTATAAAATCTCTTTTTGTATTTATACTTGATGGATCCCATTTTCCTCTAAATTCTCCAAATTGTTGTTCTAACTGATAACTTCTCAGTATTGTTGAAAATTCTTCCATAGGAATATTATTAATATATCTTGCTATCAAATTTCTTAAATTTTTATGTGATGTTTGAAATCCTCCGTTTGTCAATGCAGTTTCTATTGAACGAAATTGACAATTCCCATCTCCAACGCAATCTTTTATTAAAAATTTGTTCGATAATAATTTATCTTGCCAATCTTTATCTAATGATTTCCAAAAAAACATCTGATTTAATTTTTTTTCTAATTGTTTCAATTCTTTTTTATTAATTTTAGATTTTTTGGATTTATTCATTTTACTTGATTCTATCGACTCAGATTCAGGTTCAGACTCTGAGTCACTTGATTTTAATTTTTTTCTATCATTGTTTTCTTTTAAATTTTCAACGCTTGAACTTAAAGAAGACATTTTGTATTAAAACTAATATAATAATACAAAAAAATTAATTAAATTAAACTAAACTAGTTAATTTATATAGATCGTCACTTTTTGTTTAACTTTTACTTTAACTTTTATTGTTACTATCATTAATGTTAGATTTTAAACTTTTAGTACCCAAGTTTTGGGAACCCTCGGTAATGTTATTATTAATATTAGTTTTATACTCTAAAATAAATTCATTGTTTATTACTCTTTTATCACGTATATAATTTCTTATAGTGCTTGCGTTTAATTTTAACTTATTAGATGCAATAATTACACTTTTAAATTCTTCTGTGATTTTTCTCGTTTTGTATTCTATTTTAATTATTTCTCTTCTCTTTGTTGGATTTATACCAAGTTGTATGGTATTTTCAGATTTTAATTGAAAACCCCAAATTCCATTAACATTTCTATAACCTGGCATATTTATTTTATCCTTTAAAAAATGTCTATTTATATACGAATTCATATTAAATTGTTCTTGTTTTGACATAGTGTAACCAGGATATTTTTTTGAACACCATTCTAAGTATGTATCAATAAAATTTGTATATCCTATTCTATAATTATAATTATATTTACATTCACTTAAAATAAATTCTTCATATTTTGGCAAAATACTTTTATCTTCTTGTACTAAAATTAAATCTTTGGGTTTTATACCATGATATGTCAATAAAGAAGATTCATTATATTCTTTATAATATTTTCTTTTTGATTTATAATTTTTTCTCATAAATTGTGCAAATCTAGATCTATCTACATTTGTCATCCCTTTTGACCATATTCTATACGCACCATATAATTCATAACTTAAAACAGAATAATTATCACCTAATTCACAAAACTCTTCAATAAATTTTTTCATTTTATCTTCATTACATTCTATTTTAACAATTTTATTTAACATACTGTTTTCATTTTCTTCGTTGTCTTCTTTGTCTTCTTTATTTGGATTTATTATGTCATATGATGAATTTATATATTCTTTTAAATTTGATATAGGTAATTTTTCACTACATTCTATGAAATTATCTAAAAAATTACAAACTATATTCATAGTATATATAGCTAATTCATTAGATATATTAAACCATTCTTTATTATTTTCTTCACGGTATTTGTCTAAAATATGATGAATGACTTTTTCAGTTAAATCACAGTTATAACATTTTTTAATATAAAACATATCATCAATTTGATTTTGAGTATAATATCCTTCTCTGTGTCTAATATCTTTTGTTTTACCAATTTTTATAATATTATTAACTTTAATTGCATAAACTGTATCTCCAGGTTCTTGATTATACCATTTCCTTGTTTTTAATTTTTTTAAAGATTCTAATTGTTTTTCTTTATCTTCTAATTGTTTTTTAGTTTCTTCTTGGATTGATTTTTGTTGTTCAATTTGTCTTTTCTTTTCTTCTATTTCTTCTTTCATTAATTCATTATATATGATTTCTAATTTAATATAATAATCATGTATTTTGTCAGCATTTTCTGTATTTGCTTTTAAACATAGTTTTTTAAACGTATTTATATTTAACATAATTGTTTCATTTGAAAATTTACCGTCATCCAAACGGATGACGGTATTACCACCTTTATTATAGTCTGTTCCCTCTTTGAAATTATGTTTGAGTAATCTTTTCGCATTTGCCTTATTAGAAAATCCTATAAATTTCCATACATTATCCAAGTTTATGATAAAATCAGTAACAGGATTGTAATTTAAATACAAAAACAAATTGCATACATACAATTGTTGTTCTTCGTCTGTAAAATGTTGTTGTAATTTATTAATTAAACGATTTTTATCATATATTTCAATACTACTGGTATGTATAAGAGTTTTGATATCTACTGGTGTTTTATATTCTTCCATTTTGTTATAATATTATTATAAATTATTAACTTTAAATTAGTTTAATTAAATAAACGAATTTAAATTATTTGATTTGGGTTTTTTATCCAAACAGATAAAATGCTATTGTTTTATAAATCATCATCATCATTTATATAATTTTCTTGTGTGATGTCTTTTAATGCAATATTGAAACCATAATTCAATGTATTGTTTATAACTTTTTCTTTTTCGTTACCGAATTTTATTTTCATAGCACGTCTTAATTCTGCTATATCTGGAATTTTAGTCGCAGGATATTGACTAGACCACCAATTTGAGAAATTAGAGTAAATGCTCCTGTTTTGTTCAAAATTATCAATTGATTCTTCAATACATTGGTCAAAATATTCATTGAATTTGTCATTCTCTACCTTGTATCTTGCTGTTGCCTTCTTGACTTCATCAGGTTCACATAATCCTTCTTTTAGATATTTATTATACCAATGAATTAAAATACTCATAAAATATGGTCGCCATTCCTTCATTTTATGTTTAATTGAATGATCTATCTTAAATTCATTTGGTTTGATTGGAGTATCACAAAATCTACTAGTAAATTCAATAACTCTTATGCGTCGCCAAGTTCCACCATCAATGGAAGCTACTGCTGGTAAATCATTACAACACATCATCATGGTGCCTTGAAGTTTGAATGAAACAGGTGCTTTAAAAAGCTCTCTTGCAATAATAGTATCTCCACCAGTATATTGTTTTAAAATACCTGTTCTAAGTTTATCATCATGTTCTGGTTCTTGAAATGTAAAAATACGTTTTCCTTTTAATCGAATAATATCAGGAGATGCATTACTGGAATTTGCTCTTTTATTTGTTAATAATGAAACATCAACAGAAGTTGAATAGTCTCCTAATGTTTGTTCTATAAAATTGACTAATGTAGATTTACCGTTAGCTCCAGATAATCCAGTCCAAATATAAAATTTTTCATCAGGAATACCAAGCAAAGATTTTCCTAATACTTTTAATAAATATTCTCTAACTTTTGTATTTGTAATAATTTTACTTAAAAAATCATAAATTTCTTGGACTTGTGAATGAGATTCATCATAATCTATATAATCATATCCTGTTGAAAAAGTAATATAATCATTTTGATTAGATTGTCTAAAACATTTTTGTTTAAAATCATAAACACCATTTTTAAATCCCAACAAATAAGGATTTGCATCTAAATTATTATTAAAATTTGGATCGTGAGTTTTATAAAGATATGTTAACTGATTTAGTATATTGTTTTTAAATGTCACATTTTCTAATTTAGTAATAATGTTATCTACCATTTGATTTCGTAAATTTGCATCTAATTTATCACTATTAACAAGAAATTCTTGTAAATTTTTAGTTTGTAAAGATGTATCACTAATTTTGATTCCTCTATAATACTTTGTTAATTCTTCCGATATTAAAATATTCATTAAATGACTTTGCTTCCATCTAACACCATCAAATTCAAACCAACTAGTATTTTTAATATCATCTACTCGAAAACGATCTTTATAAATTTGAAAAGCTGTTTTTGCAATTTGATAATGAGATCCTGATAAACTTTCTTCTAAATATTTTTTAATTTCATCATTGATTACTAATTCTGATTTCCAATATTTTGTTGACATACTCATATATAGTTCTCCATAATCACTATCAAAGTTTACTGGCAATTTGATTCCATCTTCTGGAAAACGTCTCCTTAAACATTCTTGGTCATAACATTTAATATATATACCACTCATACTTAGTTCAATATATATTGGATTTGTTTTTCTCTCATGAACTCTTTCTTTAAAAGGACAATATTTCTGTGAAATAGATATATAATAACAAAACATACCTAATTTATTTTGTGCAGCACAAATTCTCTCAATTGTCATATCATATGATGATAAACATTCGTTTGTTAGTTTCAATTCAGTTAATAATTTTGTAATTTGATCAATTACATTTGTATTATTAATTGATTTGACAGCTATATTTTTTGTTCCTAAATCTTTTATTGATTTCTTATATTGATCTTTTAATAAACTTAATTCACATGAAATTTTTGTTCTAACTACAGTCTTCATAAATAATCCAAATGTTACTTCATTTGTTTCAATATATTCTCCTTTCTCAATATCATAAATTTTATAATAACCACTTTCTTTTTCAGATTTAAATGATCCAATTAAACGTAATCCAGTTCTGTATACAGATGTATCAATACAATTTTTATAATAATCACTTTCATCACTTTCTAATGTTTGAATATTTTTATTAATTTCATTGACAATTTCTCTTGCAATTGAACTATTAACAATTAAATTATAATAATTAATATGATATTTGTTATCCCTTTTTGAAACAATACATTTAGTATAACCATTTTTAATCGCATTTTCAAAAATTGCATCTATAGATGTGTTTGTTATAGATATTATCGATTTAATATCAGTATCATTTAATGAATAATCTTTGTTTTTATCATTATCTAAATCTAAAAAAAATGCAAAATTTGAATTGTATACCTTTTCAATCAAATATAATGATTCTCCTAATTTCATTGCATCAAAATACTTTTTATAAAATTCATCATAATTTTCATCAGGAACTTTATATTTACCTTTGTTAAAAGACAAATGTGTTTGAACTGTATCTGCATCTTTTGTGAATTGATATAAATATTTTTCAAATGACATTAAATTACTTATTAATAATAAAAATAATTATGTATTCATTTTTTTACAACTGTTTAAAATAAGATTAATTTAATTTAAAAATTTAGATTTATGTAATGTTATTACTTTAATTTAATATCTAAGTAATATTATTATTATTACTTTATTACCAAACTTTGATTTTCAAATTGTAATGTATTTACTTTTAGTTACAGATTATATATCAAATAGACAATTTATTTTTGATAATAAACCACTTGATGTAAATCAGGAAAATTTTAAAATGATTTTTCATGAATATGTTAGTAAAATTCAAGAATTACATAAAGGATTTGATATGTATATGAATATAGTAAATAACGAATGTGAAATTTACTATTTTAAAGAAAATTTAACTAGTATTAATAATGGATTTGATAATAATGGTCAACTTCAAATAAAAAAATCTTCTTTTATTAAAAAAATTGTATACGTATTACATTTTATTCCAATATTATTAAATGAACCTGATAATTATACTGATACAAATGATACAAAGGATACAAATGATACAAATGATACAAAGGATATAAATGATACAAAAGAACAAGGATTGTCTAATGATATAAAGGAAGAATTTATAAGTGAACTTGTAGAAAGATTAAATTTACCAAAATATGGTTTGAGTTCATAAATTTAATTTTAATATTAATTTTATAAAATAATTAAATAATTTTATAAAATAATAAAAAATAATTTATATTAATAAGGGAACAAATATGAATTGTATAATAAATAAATATACAGAAATAGATAATTATTTATCTATATTTTTTTCAAGAATATTATATTTATGCAATTGTGAAAGCGAATGTAAAATTTGTGAAAATGATTGTTTTGAACAATTAGATTATAATCTTGATTTTTTAAATGATATAGAAAAAAAAAATTTATGCAATATAATAAATTTAGATAAATTATTAAAATTACATCCAGATTATAAATTAGAAGAATTATCTAATACATTATTAGATGTCTTTGAAAATAAATTACATATTATTTCTAACAAGAATTCTCAATATTATTTATTAAATACAAATGTTCAATTTACATGGAACAATATTCAAAATACTTTATCTATTGAACATGTTAAAGATTTTATAAAATCTTATCCAATCATTTATTTATGTATAGTTAAATATTTTACTAAAAAACAAAAGTTGATTGAAAAAATAGAGGCTAATTATTGTAAGACCGATGACTCTAATATAAATTTAGATAGTTTATATTCTCCTGAATTAATGTTTGATTTTTTAAAATATATTAAAATTTTACTATGGTATTTTAGAAAAATTATAGTTGATTCTATAATTAATATTTATTCTGACCCATCAACCATAATTGCTATTAGTGTTGGATCAACAAAACTTGGATCAGATTATGATGTTACTTTGTATGGTAAAATTAAAACAACTAGTAATATCATAATAAATTTTGATAAAGCTATAAAAAAATTATTTAATAACACATCTAATATTATTTTTGATACCAATGTTTATGGATTGTCATTTATTTCTATTCAATTGGAAAGTGAAAAAGATATTGTCTTTAGTCCTCGAATCATAAAATCTATTGATAAATCTCCAATCAAATCTCCAATCAAATCTCCAATCAAATTATCAATTAAATCTTCTCCAATTAAATCATCAATTAAAAGTGTAGAACAAAAACCAAAATATAAACTATTACCATTAGATACACAATATTATTCTGATTTATATAAATGTAATGATAAATATATTCTTACTATAAAAAAACCACAGCAAAAACTTGGAGAAGAAACGATTTACTATTCACAACATATTTGGTCTTTTTTAAAACTAAAAAAAAATTTAGAACATTCTAGAATTTTAATAAATCAACTTGAAACTTTAATTAAATCTTCTTTGGATTCTAAATATCAAATTATTTATGAATATGCAAAAAAAATAGATGAAGAACACTCTAATTTATCATATGTAGAATCTATTAGAAGTTTAAATCATATAATGAAAATTAATAATAAATTATTTGGAATAAATAATTATATTAGTTTTGTTAATAATCATGGTAATGAAACATATAATACAAGAGGAGCATTTTTAGATGTTGTTGTTAATAAACAAATGTGTAATATTCTAGAATTAGATAAACATGAATATATTGATTCGTTTATAGAAAATTTATCATATTATATATCTCATAAAAAGGATAAATATTTATCAAGAGCAATAAATGCATTAAACCAATTTGATAATAACAAGTTTCAATTAAAATTTCCTAAAAGTGACAGTGACAGTAAGATAACTGATGTAATCCAAGGAATGACAGACATAGAACTTGTAAATTTGATTATTGATGTTATTGCAAATTATACAAATAATGTATTAAATAAAATACCAAATGATGATAATAATAGAAAAATTGAAATGGAGTTATTTGATAGGATGTTTTTTAAAACATTTCAATTGCAAGAATTAGTTGATAAAATACAAGTGATACAAGAAGAATAAAATTTGTTTAGTATCTTTTTTTTATTTATTATTAATAAGTAATAAGTAAATTATTAATTTTAATGTCTCCAGGTCTTTTACAATTACAAAGTGTAGGAGAACAAGATGTTTTTTTAACACAATCTCCACAAATTAATATATTTAAATATTCATATTATCGTTATGTAAATTTTGCTACAGAAGTTGTTAAATTACCAATAAATACAGTGGTGAATTTTAATAAAAAGGCTTCTTGTGAAATATCAAAAAGAGGACATTTATTATCTAAATTATATTTACATTTAAAATTACCTGCTTTAGTAAAAAAAAGTGGAGAATATGTATGTTGGAGTGATACATTAGGATATGCTATATTTAGTGATCCTATAGAATTAGAAATAGGTGGTGTAGTTATAGATAAATTATACCCTCAATTTTTAGATATATGGGATGAATTTTCTAATATAGATAAAACATTAGGAAGAAACTTTATGACAATGAAATCTGATTATTATAATTCAACAAAGCACAATGCCATAAAACCATTTGATTTAATTATCCCATTAGATTTTTGGTTTTGTAAAAATCCTAATCAAGCTCTTCCTATTGTAAGTATGTATTCTCAAGATATTAAAATTAATTTTAAACTCAAGGCTTTTAGTGATGTTATAAATTATGATGGTCTTGAACCAGATCCTGTAAATATAATAGAATCACATATATATGCAGAATATATATTTTTAGATGATATAATATTACCTAAATTTCAAGAACAACGACATACATTTGTAATAGATCAAATACAATACAATGAATTAGAAATTATCAGTGGTAGCGCAGTTACATATAATTCAATTCTTAAATTTAATCATCCTGTAAAAGAACTATTTTGGGGATGTGTGGAAAAACGTAATATTGATAATAACAATTATTTTGTATATGCAACAGATGATGAATTACCTATAATTTCTGAAGCTGCTTTGTTATTAGATGGTGTTTATCGTTTTGATTATTTACCAGAATTTTATTTTCGTTCAATTTTTCCAAATAACGTACATTCTACAATACCAATGAAATATGTTTATTGTTTACCATTTGCAATTAAACCAGAAGATACACAACCAACAGGTTCAATAAATATGTCAAGATTTAGTGATGTTATGTTATCTTTAAAATTTAATCCTCATTATGAATGTTTTCTTTATGTTTTTGCTTTGTCTTATAATATTCTTACAATAGAGAAAGGAACATTTACTCTTGAATTTTCTAGTTAAATTTATTAAATTAAAAAAATAGATAAATTTTAATTTAATAATTTTTAATTAACTTGATTTAACATTTCCTGCAAATTCTAATGTTTCCGCAATTTGATCACAATATCGTTGTTCTTGTCTTACCATACACATCATAATAAATTTGGTTGGTTTATAGTCTGTATCTTGTTTATTTTTATTAGATAAGCTATCTAGAAAATTCATAATAGGAATCATTAAACAATTATTTGTATTATCTATTTCTTGTTCTTCTTTAAATGGTTTTATATAACATCTTGATACATTATAATCTGTTGGATTAGTTGTTTGAACTTTACATTGCATTTCTTTATAATTTTTTTTATTAAAAAAATAGACGATATGATTAATAGTTTCATTAATATAAAATCCTTCTTTTAATACATTATATGCATGTATAGGTGTATAACCTCCTTCTAATGTTGGTGATAGAAAATCATTTGGTATTTTATCTGGTCTTGTACTTGGCGAAAGTAAAGTTGGAATAGATACTTTTTGTGTATTAAAAAATGTTTTGTAAATATCAATAGGAGATTCTCTTCCTGCTGTGTCTACTATAGTTACATAACCAACCTTTCCTGTATTAAATGTTATCTCGAAAACAAGATATAAGTGAGATCTACTTGATTGTGGATTATTTGGAGTTTTCTTAATTCTATTTAGTTCAGTTCTATATTTTTCTAATGCATCAGTTAAAATATAAAGATCTTCTATTTTTATGTTATCCAAATTTAAATTACTTGGTAATTGTTTTAAAAATTGCTGGTTTTCATTTACAGATACATATTCTAATTTTGGAACTTGACGAATCAAATTATGTATTTTTCCACTCATTTTATTAAGAGTAATATTAAATGAACTAATATACTGTTCAAATAAATATTTTAATTTAATATTTGATACATTTTTTAAATTTGCTAATCCATAATGGAGAAGACCATATTCTCTACCTTTACTTCCTAATAATGTATATGTTTTTCCTGATCCTGAAAGACCATAACCAAAAATTACTATAGAATATCCATCTTCAACTTGTTGGAATGTACTATACAATCCTGGACTAACACTATCAGCTGATTCTAATATATTATCTATATCAACTTTTGCACTTCCTGGAGTTCCTATTGTATTTTGAATACCAGTATATACATCTAAATTAGAATAAGCATCTTCAAATACTCCATAAAATTCTCCATATGTATTTTTTTGCACTTTTGCATTGGGAACATTTGAACAATCTAAAATAATAGATTTTGTTTTTTTATTATTTGGAGAATATAATGTTAATGTATTTGTAGCACTTTCTGATTTTGGTAATGGTTTTATTCTTATATATACTCTAACTGCACCAGACAAATCTTCATAAATATTTGTTAACTGTCTGTCTTGTTCTCTATAAATAGTTTCATTTGCTTTCCAATATTCTAAAATATTAACTAAATCTGAACAAAAATCTGGTGGAACTTGACTTTGAGTTGATTTGTTTTTTAACAAGTTGAAATTTGGACTATTAATATACTTTGGTAAATCTAAAAAATTAATGTGTTTAATAATTTCAGATTTAACTACATCATATCTAGTTTTTATATTATTTTTTGTTTGTTCATTTAAATTTTGAAAACTCGATTGACTTTGGTTTATAATTTCATCTAATTTATTAATAATTTCTTGTTTTCTAAAAAATACATTATTTAATATAGAGAATTTTTGAAGAATATCTAAACAATTGTTGTAATCTACAACTTTTTCTATCTTTACACTATTGTTTTTATCTATTAATTGTTTGACTTCTTCTAATTCTTTTGATAATTGTTTAATTTCTTCATTTTTATCAAATAATATTTTATTTATTTTGTCTTGGTATTCAGATTGAATTCGTAATACTTCTTGTTCTTTTTCATTTCTTAATGTATTTATTTGTTCTATATTTTCTTGTTTAAGACGTTCTAATTCTTCAACAGAAATATCAGGTTTAGCCTTTTGTTGTTGTAATTGTTTTTCTAAATTTTCATTTTGAGCTTTTAATAATCTAATTTCATTATCTCGTTCATCTTTGATACGTTCCAATTCAAATAAAGTCTGTTGTTTTTCTTGTTTTATATTTTCTAAATTTTTTAAGTTTTCTTGTTTTATACGTTCAACTTCTTCAATTGAAATTCCTGGTATTTGTTGTACTTGAGGAGTTTCT